TAGCAACTATCTGAGCTTGATATTGTGCCACCTAAAGTTAAAGCAGTTCCAGATATTGAATAAGATGCTGGATCTTGACGTACATTATTTACAAAAATTGCAACATCATTAACTGATGCAACGCTATGATCTAAAGTATATGTAGATCCACCATTGCCAGTTATAACTTGACGTTTTAAACTTACAAAGTTGTTTGATGGTTGATTACCTAAATATGCCATTATTATTCCTATGTACTGATTGCATCTACAAAGCTTACAAGAACATCAACTGATGATGCTGTATCTGCATAAGCTTTTAAGACATCTGAATTTTGCATTACTATTTTTGATCCACTATCGATTAACTCTAACGAACTACCAACTGGTATGGGAGCATCTTTAATTACAAAGTGATCTGTGCTTGAACTATTAATTAAAACACTAACTGTAACAGCAGACGTTCCTTTATTAACACAACGAATTGATACTAAAGCATCATCGCTGTTTGACGTTAATATTGATGTTGGCGATCCAGATGAGTTTGATATTGAACTTGCATGAACTCTTTCAAAATCTTGTGCCATTTATTATCCTCCTTTTATAATGCGATTGACATTGCAGTCGCAAAGCCTTTTGATGCTGCACTAGAATTAGCATCTATAAATGTTACTAATCTTGATAACGCTGCTTTTCTATTTGTGCCACCTGCACCATCATCAACTATAATTAAATCAGATGTAGTCAAATCTGCGCCTATATCTGTACCTCCATCAACATCTATGGCAGCTAAAGGTAATGTTCCAGTATCACCACTTGCAATTAAAGTTCCTGTTGCTACAGGTAAAGTTAAAACTGCTGAACTACCTGCTGAATGTGGTTGTGCTTGTAAGGTCTGCGCATGAGCATTAGACGACTCACAATAAAATTTTACTTTTGAAACTGCACCAGTTCCAGTTCTAATGTCTATGTTACCATCTGAAATAGTAACACCGCCTGTACTACCATTGCCATCTAATAATACTTTACCAGTTCCATTGGGTAAAACAGATATGTTGCCATTAGATACTGATACGATTTCAGAAATAACTGGTGATGTTAATGTTTTGTTTGTTAATGTTTGTGTTCCAGTTAAAGTTACATCTCCAACATTAGATGGTTGGACAATTGTGAAAACTATATTGACCGAACCAATAGAACCAGAGTTATCAGTTGTGCATAAAAATATTTTATCTGCATTGCTTGATCCCTCTTGAACAATAACTAATTGTCCAGCAAGTTCAGCAACAGTATCGTAATCTGTATTTCTTGTAGCTGTGCCTGATGCCACAACATCATAAATACCATTTTGAGTAGCGTCTGTTTGATCTTTGACTAAAACTTTATTTCCTGTAGCAAGTGTTATGCCGTCTAAACTATCTCCGTTTTGTAGATCAGCACTTAAATCAATATTAGCTGTTGTTGCAGTTCTTGTTATAATTCTTGTTTTTAAACCAGTTACTAAATTATCAACATAATTTTTTGTAGCTGCATCTGAGCTATTAGATGGTGCGCCAAGACCTGTAATACTACCACCAGATATTGCTACACTACTTGCTGATTGTGTTGCAATAGTTCCAAGTCCTAAAGATACTCTTGCAGTTGATCCTGATTCTGCAACCCATGTCGAACCACTTCCAACTATAAAATTACCATCTGTATTTGCAAGGCTACCAATAGCTGTTAAATTTGCATTGGATGCTTCTCTTGCATCTAATTGTGATTGAATGTTTGAAGTTACTCCGTTTAGATGTCCGAACTCTGTATTTGAGATTGTGCCATCATGAATTTTACTTGCATCAATAGCAGCACTAGCGTTTATGTCTGCATCTACAATCGCACCATCATTTATTTTTGCCGATGTGATTGCGCTATCTGCGATCTTTGCAGTTGTAACATTTGTATCTGCAATTTTAGCTGTTGTAATTTGTGAGTCTGCAATATGAGCTGTATCAATAGATCCATCTACATAATGCTCACTATTTATACTATCGTCTGCAATTTTAGTACCATCAACAGCATCAGCTCCTATCTTCGCAGTTGTTATTTGTGAATCTGCTATGTGGGCTGTATCAATACTGCCATCAACATAATGCTCTGAGTTTATACTATCGTCAGCTATCTTAGTTCCATTAACTGCGTCTGCTGCAAGTTTGGCTGTTGTAACTGAGCCATCAGCTAAGGTAGCTGTAGCAATAACACCCTCTGGAATAGAAGTATTAGTTTTCGTTAATGCTGCTAGATAAACATTTGATATTGCTTCATTTGATAATGTGCCACTATCAAAAGAAACAACGACTGTTGTATCAGTTGAAAACGATGAGCTTGATATAGTTCCAAATATTGTTCCAGGTGTAGATGCTGTAATTTTTATTCTTCTACCTGCATGATAGTCAGATGTAACATTAGCACCAGCTATTTTAAATGATGTTGCCGAAACATAAGTCGCTGTGTAACTTGCATCTCCATCGCCAAATTCTATCCATTGTGCATCATTAAACCAGTCTCTTGTATTCTTCATCAATGCTCTTATTGCATTGTTTAGGTTGGATGGGAGCATACCCTCACCAACAGCTATTGAGTTTAGTGATGTGTTGTTTGCTTGAGTTGTTGAATAATCTTTAATGTTTGTTGTCATATCTTCCCTAGTTCATAAACCAACTAAAAGCTTTGTCGCTTTCAGTATTGTTTTTGTTTATTAATGTATTTACAGCTTCCTCAACTTGTCTTTGAAAAAGTTCTCTTGCTTCAAATGAATATCTTATATTATCAATATCAATTTGATCACTCACCTATTACCTCCTGGTGTTGCAACTAAATCTATTCCTTGAGCATGATTCCAAATAGAACCTGCTGGAATTTTTACGTTTACTTTTAAATATCTTCCAGACTGTCTTACTGGATTGATACCAGTTGAGTTCATACTTGCAGATGTGCTTGTAGTTACTGTATCTGCTAATCTATCTCTTGTTCTTAAAACTACGTTAGCAGTTGAGTCAACCAAAGGTCTGATAGATGTTATGTTAGCTCTTGATCCTTTGAATAATTCACTTTCTTTAGTCTCAAGTTCAGCCTCTAAATTTTTTCCAGAAAATATTGCTGCTTTAAAATTTTCATCAATTGCACCTAGATTTAAAAAACCAGATGACCAGAAAGGAGTATCTAAAGCAAAGTTAATGTTATCAATATTCTCAGATATTAAATCCATTTTTTCAACAGTATCAATAACGATAAACTGTGGAAATATTTGTGATGCTTTAACTTCTGCAATTGTCCACTTTTGAGTTACATAATTATAAATCAACAATCTATCGCAAATCCCTGTTGTGTTTGGATTATTAACAGATGGATATAACCAAATAGCTAATGTGTTAAATGGATCTACAGATGCAGATATTCTATCTGAAAAAGATTTATTAAGGTCTTGATCAAAAAATCTATTTACTTTTTCTGCACCTATCGGCAAAACTTGGTCGCCATTGATTTGATAGAAACCATCGTCTGCATAGAAAAATATTTGTCTGTTGTCTTGGCAAACTGTTTGACCATAAACAGCACCTCTGTTTGGTGAAAGAACTGAAAATCTAAATACTACGTTTCCACCCACAAAGTCCATACGAACAATCTGATTTTTTCTAAAAATATAACCAACCTCACCAGATGTTATGTGAACTACTTCACCACCTGAGCCTGGCAAGTCTTGAGTATCGCTTGATTTTACACCAGCCTCCCAAGTTGAAATATCATTTAGTCCAGACCATGCTACTCTGTTTTTGTTACCAACAATATTTCCTGTAACTAAAAAATCTCTTATGACACCACTTACTTTAAATACTGGTGGAGTTCCGTTAGTTGCAATTGTCGATAATGCTGCAAAGTTTGTTGATGTACCCATCAAAAAAAATTGTGGTGCATCTACTCCATTACTTGCTATGATATGATTACCAAACTGAGTAAATGTTATGTAATCTGTATCCGCACCAGTTAGTCCACTTTTTCTTGAGGTAAAAGTACCATTAGCTAACTGAAACAAATCTGTTTTAGTTGCAACAAAAGTAAATACTGTATTTGTGTTGTCTCTAAAACTCCCTGCACCTTTAGCATTTTTAGCAATATTGTTTGAACTATAATCAACTAAACCCTTAAAAGGTTTGTAAGAAGTTTGAGCATGATAGACGTTTGTGGCCACAGTTGCACCTGGATTTAAATAATCAGGTTGATCTGGAAGCCATTCTCCAAAAGGTAATTGCATAATTAAGCCGAATTAGTAATGTTAATTGATGTGCTTTTGAAAGGTGATGATACTGTATCCTCTGATCTTGTTTGTAATGGTGAACCACTAAATTGATCTTCTCTGTCGTTTTGCTCTAGTCTTTCTAAAGCAGTAGCAAACATTTGTTGCCAAGTCTGAACTTGTTGAGGATTGTAACCACCAATAAAGTTAGCAGCATGAAATAACGATCCATACAAATATATTGCAGGATGATTTGTTAAAATAAAATTTGATGTATTAGTTGTCGATAATGGATCAAATCTTTTATAAAAATTTAAAACAACTGAATACGTTGAATCTGGTTTAGGCATAAATCTAAACGTATCACCTAGAATTGTATATGCCTGTGGTAGTCCAGTTTGTGATGTTCCTTTTACTTGATCCATTTGAGTTGGGGTCATGTATCTTAAAGGAAACTTAGTACCGCCACTTAAAATATATAAATCTCTTACTTGTAAAAATCCTGTTGGTAAATCGGCTGTCTCACCAGTCACATTAAAAGTTGATTGAGAAATCATGCTTCTAATTCTTAATTTTGAATTAAGATCTGCCTCAGTTAATTTAATAAAATCATCTTGTATCTCAGTTGCAAGATCTGATCTGTTTAACCAATTTCCTATTGATGCTTTTAATTCTGTATAGTTACTTAATGCCATTACATTTTACCTGGTGCAGTTCTAAAATATCTGTAATCCGAACTGTTTAATTTTTCTCTTAAAATTTTTGTTTGAACATCTTTAGGCAATGCAAACCAATTACCATTGTTTTGATCGCCATTATATTCTTTAGCCCAAACCTCTAAAACTATAGCTGGTATAGATGCTATTCTTTTTAAAGATCTATCAGGACTATAGCCATCGTTTTGTGTATATAATTTTTTGTTGTGATCTAAGATTGTTTTGTGAT